GACCCTACAGAGTATGCATTGCTATCAATATCATTAAGCAAACCTAATGTTTGATTTGTACTTGTACTTGATTGTAACCATGATGCATTAAGATCACTAACAATAATTTTAGGATATTTTGCAAGATAAAAATTTTGCGAATTAATATTACCTAAAATACCTTCAATAGTATTGTATATAACACCTTCAATATCTGTCTGTGTATTAAATGTAAATGTTTGTTTTTCAGTAAACTCTTCTTTATAAATTACTCCGTCATCTGCAAACAAACTAGTGTTTGAATATTTTCCACTAGCATCTTTTAAATCAAAGAATCTACTAATGCCGCTTGAAATTCTATTTGAACTTTTAGTTTTAATAATATTTTGACTAACTGCTAAAGGTCCAATATTATAATCTTCACCTGTAACTAATCTATTTTGTGTATAATATGTTGCTGGAGCATTTTGTTTAATTTCTGTATTAGTTTCTGCAGGTGCGCCATTACTAACAGTATAATTTAATTTAAGTCCAACAGTAAGAGTTTGTTGCGAGCCGTTTCTTGATTGATAAGGAATATCAATACTTACTGTATTAACTGCACTAGGAGTAATTACACTACGTAAGTTATTACTAGTTCTATAGTATGATCTGTAATTACCAGCTGGTAAGTTTCCAAAAACACCATCACTGAATACTAAGTTAATTCTATCACCAATACGTGTTGTTACTGCAAATACATCTCTAGTTTTATTAAACAAACTATTATAGATAACGTTATTACCTTCTACGGCATCAATTTTTGTCCATTCGTTACTTTCAAATCCTGCACTGTTTAGTTCAAATAACCAAACATCAGTGTCATTAATATTTTCAGCATCAATCTGTACTGACTGATTTGGTGTTGGATTTGCAACATTAAAATTGCCTGTTTCTAATTTACCTTGACGGAAATGCATAAAGAAACCAGTGTTAGCACTGCCAGCGCCAGAGCCGTCATCACGGAATAAAAATGCTGGGCTATTGCCTGGTAACGGTGCTTCTTCTAAAATACTTTCACCAGATATATCAGTACTTACTACTTCAAAACGTGTGCTTACACCTTCAACTCTTTTAGTAAACGGATAAATTGCTTGACCAGTATTAGAAGCATTTAATCTATATTTTTGTGTTTGCACATCTGCAATTAATGCAGACTTTAAAGGATTACCAATTGAGTTTGACAGTGGTAATGCTGAATTTAGAATCTTAACAAACTGCTCAAAATAAGATGAATTTGTTTGATCATTCCATTTTATTGTAAGGCCTGCTAAATTTAAACCATTACTATCTAGGAGATTTTCAGTTGTTTTAATTGTATCAAATTTAAGTAAACCATTAGCTGCTTGGTTACGTCTTGGGTTGTATGATAACATACGTGCTAGACGTAATACACTTTCTCTGCGTTCTGCTGTTTCAAGGAAGTTTTCACGTGCATTTAAATCAATACGGAATGATAAGTTTTGCCCAAGGAAAGCAATCATATCAATTAACGCAATATATTCACTTGATTCAATGTAATCATTAAAATCTTCTGGATAATTTTGACGTAAGTAATTGATCATCGTACGGCGTAAATTATCAAAGTCATAACTTTGAAAATCAGCGTTACGGAATGATTGGTAAATTCTTTTCCAGTCTTCAGCTACTAATAACCTTGACTGTCTATCATTTGCAGACATATGCGTTTCCTTGTTTATACTAATATTTAGCTGAAAGGAAAAAGTGCGTATTTAATTTTTAAACTTATAAAAGTCCGTTTTCTTTATCAAATTTGAATCGCAATTGATCCGTTATTCCAAATGGAAGAACACTTATAGTACAATCAACTTGTATGCCTTGCTCATAAGTATCAATTACAATATTATCTGCTTTGATTCTAGGATCGTAATTAATAATTTTAGTCACATCTTCAATAATTGCTTCTTGGACGTCAACTGTAAATGGTTCGTAAAGCATATCCCAAATAATAGTGCCAAACGTAGGATCGCTTAGTTTTTCTGTTTGACGGATATGAAAATGGTTAATTAAGTCTTGTTTAATGAGCTCAAAGTCGTAAACACTAAAACTTTTAGAATCTGCTATAGTAGAAAAACCTCTGTATTTTCTACCTGTAGTAGCAGTCTGTGCAGGTTGCTGTACAGTTACTCGTTTATATAAGTTTTTTTCTAATTGGCTCATATTGTATTTACCTCGTTATTGGGCGCCTCTATGCGGAGAAACAGGCGGTATTGTAGAGCTATTATCTGTTGGTTCCATTGTTGGCGGATTTGCTGCTGCTGCTTCTAATTCTTCTTGTAAACTTTTAAGTGCATCTGCTTCTTCATTGTGAAATCTATTAACAACGCTTGATCTAACTGCACCTGTACTGCTTTTAAAATATTTACTTCCGTTGTTTGCACGGCGTTCGCTGTATACTGCTCTAACTATTGCTGCATCAGTTGGTTCTGTTAATGATACTGTATTTGGTGGAAATCCTATTGCAGCTAATGCTCTTTGGAATATATTACGAGCTCCCCCTTGACCATGTTGAATAGCAGTTGACCAAACAACATTTTGCACTGTTATTGAACGTTCATTTACATCAAGACCTGTTCTATTTTTTATAAGTTTTGCACCCGGTGCATAATATGCAACTACTGCATATTGATGTTGTGCTTCTGCACCTTCTGGTGTTGACATCACTTGTGCCCATGCTGCTTTATATGCCGGTGTACCTGCTTTTGCTGCTGATGGGCCGCCTGCCTGTAATAGTGGAGCAGCAAGTTCTCCATGATTACGTCCTAACCAAGCATGAAATTCGTTCATTACACCTACGTTTGCTGCAAGTTGGTACGTACCATAACTAAAGCCACCTGTACTATCCCACCCAATAGTTGCTGGATTTCCTCTTGATTCATATCTAGCACTTAATGAGCCTAATTCTGGATCAAAGTTAAAGTCACTAGTGTAATTGCCAGGAGGTACAGGTGGTTGACCGTTGCCAGGGCCTCTTGTAATATGTCCTGTACTAATGTTTCCTCCACTACCTTGTACATAACCACTAGCTGTTCTTCCTTGCATATTTTTATTAAATGTATCAGGAGTAAGTATTCGATCTGAACTAGGAAGTGGTCCTGGAGATTCTCTATCTGTTTCAACTTTCTTAAATGCTAACGGATTAGAATTTTCGTGATGTGGCCACGGTTCGTGCTGCGGAGCTCTTGTAAGAATACTTTCAAAACTAGTTATTAGTCCGCCCGGTTTAACTTTAGGTAATATAACTGTTTGTAATTTCTCAACTGCAAGTGCTCTGTTTGCAGGCGCTGCTGTTGGTCCATTCATATGTACATATGTTGCTGTTTCTCTATGTTCTTTAGCACTAGTAATATGTGTTGAACCGTCGCCCATTAATCTATTATCAGCACCAGTATGAATATGTAAGTTTTTACCTGTGTCTATAAATTGTGACCTATCTACCTTAATATGCTGATCTTTTCCTACAGTAATTTTACTATTTTGACCTACATGTAAATTAAAATTACCTTTAGATTCAATTTGTACTCTGCCGCTTTCTGCACCTTGAGCTTTTCCAGCGGCTTTAATATTAACGTTTCTACCAGCTTCCATGTTTATATCACGGTCTGCTGCAATGTTAAGATCGTTTTCAGTTGTAATACTAACACTATCATGTGCATAGATATCAATCTTACCATCACTAGTCATTTCTATCCAAGTTGTTCCACGTGCATTACCAATATAAATTAAATCTTCACTGTTATTCATTAACAGTTGATGACCTGTTCTAGTTCTAATACGCATTAATTCGTTTTGTGGAATAGTCCTGTCGCCGCCTTCTTCACCTGCGCCTTTATTTTTATAAATTGGGGGACCATCTTCTGCATGTGTTGTACGTACAAATCTTTCGTCGCCGTCGTCCATAACAAAACTTGTGCCACCTAATCTGTTAGATGGAATAACTGTTTTTTCGCCCTTTGTACCAATTTCAGTAGTCGGACTTTGATCTCTTCTATCTTTAGGTCCCGGAGTACTTAACCCAAATACCATACTAGGAACTTCTCTTCTAGCACTAGTAGTTGTAGTTCCTCTAATTTCATCATTTATTAAACCTTGTATTTCTAATGTTTCTGAAAAATCCTTATTATAAGGTTTAGTAAACAATGTAGGATCAACTTTAGATCCAGTTTCTATTGCTTTATTGTATTCTCCTACTGGTAATTTTCTACCTGCTAAAGTAGGTGGTGTTATTCCAGTTGTATTTTCAGTAGAAGCTCTGCCATCAGGAACCATAAAATTCATGTAATCTGCAGGTATACAACCTATCCAATATCCAAAATTTGTGTTTCCTTCAGCAAAAATTACAAGTACTTTAGTTCCTACATCAGGTGGTACCATCCACATGCCATAACTTTTTTGTGTATGCTCGTAGCCATCGTTAGCACTAACTGCCGAGTGCGGAGTTACTCCGTAAAATGGTGAAAGATATCTAACATTTAGTAGTTGTCCACTGCGCTCCGGTGAACCGCCTGAACTAGTGTATTTTAATAGTTCTACAACTAAGCCACCCATATATTTGCTATCAAGATTATTAACAACAATTGCCTCATATGGACCTGAATCTTTAAATCCTGTTTTTGCAGCACTAGTTGTTCTTGAATAATTTCCGTTAGCCATTAAAAGGGTCCTCTAAAGTTTCCGCCATATGCATCATCAAAGTCTACATCTGGATCTTGAACTGGTGCTGCTGCTGATGCTGGCTCTGTCGTTCCACCGCTTGTCACTAGCTGTCCTTGATTAGTTCTACTTGCTCCGCTATTAGGTGTATAAACTTTTTTTC